CTTTTTCTCACACACCCGCAAAATTATTGGTTTTCAGTTAGGCTAGAAATACGAAAGGTAAGACATGAAAATTGAACGCATAGCTATCACGAAGCTGATACCTGATCCCACGAATGCTCGAACCCACGATGAGAAGAATCTGAGTGCAATCGAGGGCAGCCTCAAAGAGTTCGGACAGCGAAAGCCCATAGTCATCACGCAAGACAACATCATCGCTGCAGGCAATGGCACAGTCGAGGCAGCCAAGCGACTTGGCTGGACTGAGATGGATGTTGTGCGAGTGCCAGCCGATTGGGATGCTGACAGGATCAAGGCTTATGCCCTAGCTGACAATCGAACCGCTGAGTTGGCTGAGTGGAATCCTGAGGTCATGGCTGCTCAGTTGCTCGACCTGCAAGAAGCGGGCTTTGACATTGAGTCATTTGGCTTTGAGCTTGTCAATCCCCCAGTAGATCTTGAGTCCATCGAGGAAGATGAGATACCAGAAGATGCACCTACCCGAACAGCACTAGGTGACATTTGGAAACTAGGCAGACACAGACTTATGTGCGGGAGCACTACCAGCCTCGATGACATGGACAAGCTAATGGAAAAGAAGAAGGCTGACATAGTCTTCACAGATCCTCCTTATGGAGTGGCCTATACAGGTGGCATTCAGTTCAAGGATGGACAGGTCCAGAAGAACAATCGAGAGATGATTCAGAATGATGATGCTGACATTTATGAAGCAGTCATGCAAACTCTTGGAGCTTATGCAAATGGCCCTTGCTACATTTGGTTCGCAGGCACTAGAGCATCGACCCTCTATGAGGCAGCAGAAAAGTATGGAGACATTCACGCTCTAATCATTTGGGTGAAGAATGGTGGCTATGGTGCATTGAATGCAAACTACAAACAGAAGCATGAGCCATGTCTCTACTGGAAACCCAGAGGCAAGTCTTTGAACTTCACAGGCTCGACCACAGAGACTACTGTCTGGCAGATAAACAAGGATGGAAGGAATACCTTGCATCCAACTCAGAAGCCAGTAGCCCTAGCGGCTAAGGCAATCTCTAATCACTCTGGAGATTTAGTCTTCGATGGATTCGGTGGATCAGGTGCAACACTCATAGCATCGGAGCAGGTAGGAAAGACATGCTTCATGATGGAGCTTGACCCGAAGTATTGCGATGTCATTATCCAGCGTTGGGAAAACCTAACGGGCAAGAAAGCTGAGCTAGTCAATGCCAGCAGGTAGGCCAGCCAAACCCATCGAGCAAAAGCGGATGCTAGGCAACCCCGGCAAGCGAGCATTGCCATCCAATGCACTAGAGATCTCAATGGTTACTAAAGTGCCAGAGCCTCATAGACCATTGCTGAAGTATGGTCAAGAGCTTTGGAACAAAGTCTGGGGCATGGGAGCAACATGGATCAGCCCGAACACAGACAGCGAACTGCTACTGATGACTTGCGAGATGATTGATGAGAGATGGAACTTGCGAGTCAAGGTAATGCAGACTGATGATGCCAGACTCAGGCGTGGCCTGAGAGAACTGGACAGGCAGATAGTCTCCAATCTTTCGCTGCTTGGATTTAGCCCAGCAGATAGAAGTCGCTTGGGAGTGGCAGAAGTCAAGGCTGCCAGCAAGCTAGAGGAACTGATGCAAAGAAAGGCTCAGCGTGTTTCCACCGCAATGGCTAACCCCAGTTCCGACTGATGCCATCGAGCAGGGTGAGGGTGAGCTGGTCATCGACTTCATCGAGGGCTTCGGCATAATTACCAAAGACTCAGTCGCAGGTAAACAAGGAGAAAGGCTGACCCTCAGGGATTGGCAGAAAGACCTTATCCGACACATTTATGCCAGCGATGGTCAGGGCTTCAGATCAAGAGTCAATCTCATAGGCATGCCCCGCAAGTCAGGTAAGTCAGCCATCGCTTCAGCTATGGCAATCTTCGACACATACTTTGGACCTGCTGGAGGTGAGACCTATTCGGTGGCTGCTACTAGAGAGCAGGCCCGCATTGTATTCTCTGATGCCAAGCGAATAGTCGAGGCAAATGATGAGCTACTGAAGCTAGCAAAGCTATACAGGGATGCAATCGAGATCCCCTCTACAGGCTCTATCTATCGAGTGCTATCAGCAGAAGCCTTTTCTGCCGAAGGTTTGAACATCTCAGCCTGCTGGTTCGATGAGCTGCACGCTCAGCCCAATAGAGAGCTTTTCGATGTTATGTCTTTAGCTATGGGTGCTAGAGGTTCGCTTGCTCACCTAGTCGCTATCACAACCGCTGGAGTGAAGACAGATTCGACAGGTCAGGATTCGATAGCTTTCAGTCTTTACAATTATGGCAAAAGGGTGGCCTCAGGGGAAGTAGAAGATCCATCATTCTTCATGGCATGGTGGGAAGCACCTGCTGAGTCTGATCACAGAGATCCAGAGACATGGAAGATAGCCAATCCCGGATTTGGAGATCTATCAGACCCGCAAGACTTTGAGTCAGCAGTCAGGCGAACCCCAGAAGCTGAGTTCCGCACGAAGCGATGCAATCAATGGGTCTCATCGCAGGTCTCATGGCTACCAACAGGAACATGGGAAGCCTGCAAGGGTGAGGTAAGCATTGAGGGCAAAGACTATGTCATCGGATTCGATGGGTCATTCTCAGGTGACTCGACTGTCCTAGTGGGAGTGACTATCGAAGAAACCCCACAGGTTTTCATGATCAAGGCATGGGAGAAAGACCCAAACATTCATGATGATCTATGGAGGGTAGATATTCTCGATGTCGAGAATCAGATTCGTGAGTTCGTAAAGGCTCACCCGAATGTCAAAGAGATTGTCTGTGATCCTTACCGCTGGCAGCGATCTATGCAAGTCTTAGCCGAAGAGGGCTATCCAATTGTGGAGTATCCCAGCACCAATGCAAGAAGGATGATACCTGCCTGTGCGAAGTATTTTGACGCTGTAGTCGAGGGAAGGCTTGTGCATGATGGAGACCCATTACTAGCTCGCCACCTCTCGAATGCTGTAGTAAAGTCCGACAATCTAGGAGTGAGGATAGTGAAAGAGAACAGAGCATCATCCCGCCGCATTGACGCTGCGGTAGCGGCAGTCATCGCCTATGACAGGGCAACGACAAGTAGAATAGAACCCGAACAACTAACTCCGGGTGTCTATGTCTTCTAAATTGGTCACAGCTTTACAGGTAGCAGGTGCAATCCTGATTAGCACAGGGTTAGGAATGATTTTTCCACCTCTTGGCCTCATCGGCCTCGGAGTCTTTTCCGTTCTATTCGGCCTAGCACTAGAGAGAACAAATGCTCAATAACCTATTCGAGAAGCGAGCAGTAACCCCTAATAGCCTTTGGGGAGCTGGTCTTGACTTTGAGCTTCAGAACAACTCAGGCACATTCATCGATGAAGAGAATGTCTATAAGCTCTCTGGAGTTTCTGCTGCCATCTCTCTAATCGCTGGGACGATCTCTACCCTGCCTATGGATGCTTGGATGAGGCGTAATGGTCAGAAGTTCTTGATGAGGCCAAAGCCTGACTGGGTAAATAGACCTGATGTTTCATTTGTAGATAGAACACCATTCATCAGCTCGATCATCGCATCTTTAATGCTTGATGGAAATGCATTCATCAGAATCTTCCGAGATGAAGACGGCCTACCAATCAATCTAATGGTTTTGAATCCTACAAAGATTGAAGTCAAACGCAACCGCAATGGTCGAGTCATGTTTACCTATGAAGAAGACCAGAAGACTTATACCTCTGATGAGATTCTGCACATTGTCGAATCGGTGATGAGACCCGGTGCTATTCGTGGTGTCTCAAGAGTCGAGGCCATGAAGGATGCACTTGGGCTAGGTCTTGCTCTTGACTCTTATGCACAGAGATTCTTCGGGCAGGGTGCATCAGGAAACTACGCACTAGTCACGCCTCAGTCGCTAACAGAGGATCAGGCAAAATCTCTAGCTAAGTCAGTCGATGCTAGACATGGTGGCTGGAGAAAAGCTCACAAGACAATCGTGTTGCACTCGGGTCTTGATATCAAAGACATTGGCATCAATCCAGAGGACTCGCAGCTTCTGGACTCTCGGAGAATGTTTATTGAAGACCTCTGTCGAATCTGGAACATCCCAAGCCACATGATGAATCTGCCGGGAACCAACACCTACAGCAGCGTGGAAGCCACCCAGATTGAATTCGTAACTCACACACTCAGGCCCTATGTGGCAATCATCGAGAACTCACTCTCTACCTTGCTGCAGGTTTATCCAAATGGTCAAGGTGCATTTGTCGAGTTCAACATGAATAGCCTGCTTCGAGGCGATGCACAGTCACGCTTCTCTGCCTATTCACAGGGTATTCAGGCAGGCATCTTGACTGCAAATGACGCAAGAGTTGCTGAGGGGCTTTCTAAGATCGATGGTGGAGACATCCTTAGAGTCCCACTAGCCAATGTGAATATCGATGCTGCTGATCTAGTAGCCACAGACAAGCGAGTTCTTATGGCACAGCGTTTGGTAGTCGCAGGTTTTGATCCAGCAGAAACCTTGGCTGCTATGGGTCTGCCCGCTATTGCACACACAGGTGTTCCAAGCGTTCAACTTCAGGGTGTCGCACAGATTAACCCTGAAGATCCACAATCTGTCTATCCGGAGGGATAATGCAAGCACCTGCAACGCTCAATCTGAATTGCTGGCAAGGGGCATCATTCGATTACAACCTGACATGGTCGCTAAATGGCACAGCAGTTAATCTGACTGGCTACTCAGCAAGGATGCAAGTCAGAGAAACCTATGATGCTTCAACCGCTGTGATCAGCCTTACATCAGGAACTGGTATCACTCTTGGTGGCACAGCAGGCTCAATCCTGCTTGACATTTCAGCAGCGACAACGGCGGGAGTCCCCTCTGGTCAGTATGTCTATGACTTGGAGCTAGTGACTTCGGGAGGTTATGTCACTCGCTTGCTTGAAGGCAACTTCAATGTCGATCCTGAGGTAACTCGGTGAGCGTAATCACAGTCACAAGTGGCACAAGCATTGTTCAAGTCACAGCACCTAATACCGCAACTATAAGCACAAGCGGGACATTCGCTGCTGTTGTAAATCAGAACCAAGCCACACTTGTTGACAACATTATCGGGGCAACTGCCATAGCTGAGCCTGCCTACATTCAGTTCAATGTCAATTCAGTTCCCTCTATTGCAGTTGGTCGCATTGGCTGGAATGACGCAGACAAGACCCTAGAGCTAGGCATGACCCCGACTGTGAATCAGAATGTGGGGCAAGAGCTTTTCATCTTGGCAAAGTCTTCGGATGGTAGCGAACGCACTAAGGGCAAAGCTATCTATGTCACAGGATCAGATGGCAATAACAAACTTGTCTCCTACGCTCAGGCAAACTCAGAGGTCACTAGCTCAAAGACCATCGCAGTTATGGCAGAGACAATTAGCGGCGGAAGCAAAGGATTCGCTGCCAGCTTTGGACTTGTCAGAAACATAAACACCAACGGACTAACCGAAGGTGCAGCAGTTTGGCTTTCTCCAACAGTCCCCGGCGGTCTAACTTCTACAAAGCCAGTTCCACCAAACAACTCAGTCTTTATTGGCTACTGCGTTAGAGCCAATCAGAACAATGGTGTTCTATTCGTCAACATCCAGAACGGATATGAGTTAGAAGAACTTCACAATGTCAAGTTCAATGGTCTAACCGATGGGCAGTCGCTTGTTTATGATTCGGCAACACAGCTCTGGGTGAATGAAACAGTCTTAGGCCAGCCAACAGTTCTATCGGTTGGAACAGTTACAAGCGGAACAGCCGCAGCGGTGACAGTCACAGGCACAGCACCATCGCAGACTTTGAACTTTGTTTTGCCTAAAGGTGACAAAGGAGATACCGGACCAACAGGAGCAACTGGAGCGACAGGTCCGACTGGAGCTACTGGAGCGACAGGTGCAACTGGCCCACAGGGGGCAAAGGGAGATAAGGGTGACAAAGGGGACACGGGCGACACAGGGCCAACCGGAGCAACTGGACCAGCGGGAGCAACTGGAGCAACAGGTGCTCAAGGCCCACAGGGCGAACAGGGCATTCAAGGCCCTAAGGGTGACACAGGCAATACTGGTGCAACTGGCCCTGCTGGTCCTACTGGCCCGACTGGCTCACAAGGCCCACAGGGTATTCAGGGAGAAACTGGACCTGCTGGACCAACCGGACCAACAGGAGCAACTGGAGCGACAGGACCGACAGGCCCAACTGGACCGCAGGGTGCAACCGGAGCGACTGGCCCGCAAGGACCATCTGGAGTTGTAGCTGCAACATCGCCGATTGTTTACAACGCTGAAACTCAAACAATCAGCATAAACACAACCGCAGGCGGCATCACAATAAATGGAACAGCGGTTGCATTAGGGGGAACAATAACTGTGAATGCGAGGCTGGCATAATGCCCTATTACATAAGCGATAAGAATCCTGATTGCTCTGGTTGGGCTGTCGAAAAAGAAGACGGAGAAGTCATTGGCTGCCACACAACCAAGCAGGGTGCTATTGATCAAATGGTTGCTGTCTCAATCGCTGAGGACATGGAGCCGGGTGGCGAAAGAGCCAGACCTACTGAACTAGAAGTTGGAGACTATGTCTCTTGGAATTCTTCAGGTGGTCGAGCCAGAGGCGAGATTGTGCAGATTGAGCGAGATGGAACAATCAATGTGCCAGATTCATCATTTACAATCACAGGAACTCCCGATGATCCCGCTGCTTTGATTCAGGTCTATGAAAGAATCGAAGGTGGCTGGGATGATACTGATGTTTATGTTGGACACAAGTTTTCCACCCTGACAAAGATTGACCCTTTACCAGAACCAATGGATGAGCCTGATGACATGGATGATGATGAGGTCAGACAGGTAAATCTGACTGCACCTGCCTACATGAGAGCTTCTGCCCGCAGGGGACTCGAGTGGTATTCAGAGGGCCTTGGTGGCGATGGTCTAGTAGATCGCACAATAAGAGAAGCTCGCTCGATGGCTGAGGGTAATGTCTCAGCAGATAAGTGGGTTCGTATCGCTGCTTGGATTGCAAGACATTTGGGAGATCTCGATGCACCTGCTGCCAATCCAAACTCAGAAGATTTCCCATCACCCGGAGTTGTTGCAATGGCTCTATGGGGTGGAGGAACTACAAAGCGTTCTGCAAGAAGAGCAATGGCCTATGCCGAAGGTGTAGTGACTAGACTAGAAGCCAAACAAGAGAGAGCAAACATGAAGCAAGAAACTAGAAACTTTGACGCCAACTTCGAGCTAAGAGAAGAAGGCGATGGCATGACCTTCATTGGGTATGCCGCAAAGTTCAACTCTCCATCAGAGGACTTGGGTGGATTTATCGAGACTATCGAGCCGGGTGCATTCCGCCGTTCGCTACGCTCTCGCAATGATGTCAAGCTATTGATAAACCATGACATGGGAAGAGTTGTTGCCTCCAGTAGAGCAGGCACTATGAAACTCTATGAGGATGAGATTGGTCTAAGGGTCGAGGCTCAGATTGCTCCGACTACCGAAGGAAAGGATCTCGCCATTCTCTTGAAGAGGGGCGATTTATCCAAGATGAGCTTTGGATTCCAAGTCATGAAGGATTCATGGAATACTGAAATGACTCAGAGAGTTTTGAAGTCAGTCCGTCTTTTTGAAGTCTCAGTCGTAAGCATGCCGGCCTACCAATCCACAGAGGCTATGGTTCGCTCATTGGACAAGGCTGCCACTAGAGCACAGGTCGATGCTGATGCCCTAGCTGACGCTGTTCTCAAGCTGGAGGAAGGTGCAGACCTGTCTGACAATGAGGCAGAACTAATCAAGAAGGTCGTAGATTCTCTATCGCCTGTGACTCAGGTAGAAGAAGAAAACACCGAAGAGCCAAACCTGCTAGACCTAAAGCGTAAGCAGCTTGACTTACTACTAAAGAGGAACTAATGGCAACCAAAGACGAAATCAAAAAGACTATTCTCGCAATCGCTGGAGATCCCTCGGTTGGCGAGATCTATTCACTAGCTGATAGGTGGGCTGAAGCCATTTGGAAGCTAGATAACAAAGATGTCGCAGTCTCAAATGACAGCGATAGAAACAGCGGCACAACGGCGTTTGCTGCTAAAAAGGAAACTCGCATTATTGAACCAACTGAAAAGCGAATCCCCTGATCGCAAGGTTTGGCGAGTAACCACCCCAGAGGGTCTATCCTTTCTACCTCTGGGGTTTTCCTTTTGCTAAGATATA